GATAAATTCACGCTGAGTATGTTTATCGCGACAATCACAACAAAAACGAATTTGATGCTCTTGCAATAAAATATCGAGAACTTCTGGAATGCTTTTAAAATGGAAGATACGACTTTGTTGACGTTGGGTTAGTAACCATAGCGAGGGGCGAACAATCAGGGTGTAATAGGTCCGCCGAAAACCACTTTTACCACGTTTGGCTTCGGTAATAATCCCTATCACCTCTCGCTGGGGTACGCCATTCTGACTCACCGTTAAATATGCTTTACACAAAATCAGCGATTTAATATCAATATCGGCTTCGGGACTTGTCAGGGTTAGGGTTAAGGTAAATAGCTCTGACAGGTGCTCGTCTAACGTAAACTCCGTGACCGCAAAAGTATCAGGAGCACAACCATCAACCTGACAATCAAAATACAATCCTTTTAATCTCATTGTAATAGCTCTTATGGGGATGGCTGGTGACGCCTACACAAAAGTAGCTATCACCATTTTTTCAGTATTGGGTAAGGTTGCATATCCATTACTAGAGAATGATCAGCCCATTAGGCAATATTACCAACAACCTGCACCACAATAATTTCGGGTTTATTGTTTATATTTAGGCAATACTTTTATAGTTAACTGATTATAAAGATAACCTAATGCGGTTATCTAAAATAAATTATTTCTTTAAACAATGCAATTTTTTTACTAAATTTTTTCATTTTAGCGGTCGTTATTAGTTAGGATGCTTGACTACTTTACACTAATTTATATCACTTTTTTAGATTCAATCAGCAAAAATAAACTCGATATTATCAAATATCCATTGAGCAATTTGCATAACGTCTTGTTCAGGGATATTACTACTTTTTAACTCAAAGGAGCTGTTGTAGTAAATCCATTTTAGACTTCCAACTGATTCTTCAAAAATTTTATGCTTAGCCGAAATTATTCCTAATGTTTTTGGCCCTTCAATATAAGTAAAATGGGGGGCTGAATTATTACATAAACTTTGAATAAAAAGGTATTGTGTGAAACGATTACTAATATCATTAGTCAAAAGGTAAATATTGATTTCAGCTTCACTAGTAATATCGCGATCATACTTTTCATTAGTTTTTAATATCGTTATTTTTTTATCTTGGGCAAAAATAGTATTATGTATTTCATCCATATATTCCTTTTCAATAATAGTTTTTATATTATAAACATTATCACTTTTCAATTTTAATACAGGTTGCTTATCTAATGCTAAGCCAATATTTATCTGTTTAATTTGTTTATGGGGATGCGAGAGAAGTCCAGACAATCCCAAAATTTTATCAGCCTCTGCTATTCTATGATCTCTATTAATATAAAATTGTATATCAGAGAATGTTGAAAAATAATCATACTCTTTTTTAGATGGTTCATTTAAAAATATAACATCATGTTTTTTTGTTATAAATGTCATTTCACTTTCCTTTTTTGGGTAAAATATTAGATTAGCATTTACATATTGTAAAGATAACATTGCTCCGATAACAAATACCAAAAATTTTATATTTTTACCAAATAACATCAGTTACTCCTTTACAAGGATAGCCACAACTATGTTCAAATTTTTTATATTCACCTTTGCAAGCCTTTTCTATTATATCAACTGTTAATGGTTTATTTGTTAATGGCTCAGGAAATGGGTCATTATGTAGTTTATTATGTATCTGATTAGCACTAATATCCATCACTACTTCCGCGTATTGTAATAAAGATTTATTTCCAACATATGGTCCAATTGTAGCATCTAGAATAGTATAATTTTTTTCCAATCTGATAATGACATGATTGCTAAAATAAGTTCGCAACTTGCGTTTTGTCTGATGGCTATATAATTTATGTGCAATCGCTTCCCCCCAAGCTAAACTTTTATAAAAAGGATTGTTGATGCCGAGCGTGATAAATCACGCTTAAATTAAGTGATAATTAACTATTTTGTATTTTTCATCATATGAAAATAAATTACAAATATTAAGCTTTAATTTGTAAAATGTATTTTTGTAAACTTTCAAACTTGGATTTTGTGTCGTATGCGTAGATCCGAATTTCATCATAATGTTCAGTTTCATTAATTTCTAGTTCGTGAGAATTTTCATTTGTTACTACTGTTTTCTTTAGCTCACCAGCTAAATAATATTCAATATGATATTTAACGGTTTCTGGTTTATCAATATTACCTTCATTATATGCAATGAGATTATCTTGTTGTATTTCTTTGTTTCGATGTAACCATGTTAATACTATTGTTTCTTGTTCTTTTAGTGTTATTGTCTCTGTAATAACACCATTTACCTGTAAATTAGCTGGAGGATATGGGCGTGCGGCTCTTGCGTCAAATTTTAGTGCTCGAATGGGGGCCTTATTTGCACTGAGTGTTCCAGCATTAGTTTGTGTTAACTGTTGAACATAAACAACTTCACCTTTTAAATATTCAATACCGTCCGTTTCAAATAGGCTATCAAAAAACCAGATAAACGAATCTTTACTGTGTGTTTGTGGTAATGTGTCTGCACATCCCCTTGCTATTGTTAAGGTCCCATTTAACTCATCAAATGCATCAATTCGAACAATTTCATTACCAATAATAGCTGCACTACCAATTGAAACATCTGTCATATTTTTGTTAAAAATCACGTTTAATTGTGTATCTATTTTACTTAACTGACGTTTACTGATTAATACCGCACTTGGCGTAAAGTCGCCTGTTCCTCTTATTGTAAAATCAGCACCTTCAGTTGTAGTTTGTAATAAATAGTTAATTGACTGTGAATTTGGCTGAGCAGAAACTAGAAACATATAGCCTGATTCGTTATTAACATCATAATTTGATAACTGGCTCATTGCAAAATAGGGAGATTCAAATAACATATAATTTTTAACTGGTCTTGGTGTTGTATCTTGAACTATCCCTGTCCCAGATTGATTACCACTATTATAAACGGTGTCTGCCAACCCAAAAACATCCTGAATTGCGGTAATTTCAATCATTCCATCTTCGTGCTCGTTAATAGAGCCCACCCGCATGACCATATCTTCGATATCTCGGTCTGGTAGTGATACCCGAAAACAATCAGCAGGAGTTAATATTTCACCGCGTCGATCAAACTGAATCGTTAGACGAATTAAACCCGCAATTCCAGATTCCAGTTCTCGCTGTGCAACACGTGCAGCCAGCTCAAATGTTGGTAGTGCTTTATATTCAATAGAGCTACTGATTAAACCAACGGCTTGAATTGCACCTAAATTTTGTGCCCGAACTTCACTATCCTCGTTCGTTACTGGATTATGCCATTTTACAGCAATTTCATTTGGTACATTATCGGAAGCGCTACTATCATCGTCCTGTACCACTAAAATACCGTTATCATAATTAAACAATGGTAAATCTTCTGTTTTGTAATTATCACGAATCAGTTTTAGTTTAATTTTTCCTGTTGTTAAATCAGCATATTGTACTGCGCCTATATGATCTAACACCTGCTGTACAAATGTATCTAACCCATCTTGTCGATTGTAACGAAAGCATAAACCGAATTTTTCATTATATAGAATATCAGCAGCAGTTTTAAATGAATCTAAATCAATATCCTCATATAGTTGCAATCCTCGTCCCCAATCATTGTTGGTTGCACACTCTATCAAAATATGCGCAGGATTCATTGCGTGAATAGTTCTTAAATTGCTATTTATTCCATTATCTTTTTCATGAATTGTTGATGTATCATCATATAACATGATGATACATTTTTCTGGGTACCATACTTCGTTATTTGACCAACCTTGTGTTGTACGTCTGACTCTATATTTCCACGGTTTTGGACTTGCTGAATAAGCACTAATTAAACCATCAAAGAACGTCGTAACCATGCCCCGAAAACCAGGCACAACGCCGCCCAGTAAATTTTTTACACGACTAGTTGGCTCCTGATCTGCATCACCCATTGCGATTTCAAATATGCCTTTAATTCCACCTTCACCACCAACATTAGTACCACCAAACAAATTCGGCTTATCAATATAAATTGATTTGCTAACAGTAACTTCATTTGCTTTACCTGCAAACACAGTTTTATCATCAGCGGTAATAGCAACTAACTCATTAATTGGACCACGCCCAAGCCCCGACTGAATACTGAAAAAGTATTTATAACCAATTGTTGTTTTCTTCTTTTTACTGCCCATACTTACCCCTTATGCACACTAGCTTGCTTTGCGAGTTCAACAATACGAATAGCTAATGCATCACCCGTACTTAAAATCGTTGTGCTATCAATCCCACCATTTTGAATAAAATCGTTAAAACTCAGTCCATAGTGTTTAAACCAGGCTCTTAATCCCCACGCACAGCCTCCACCTTGACGAATATCTGCCATAGTTATCCATATACTATTTTCTAATTGCTTCATAACGATAATTTCCATAAGCCAGTACAAACCAATCCGCAGTCCAACAGTCACCAAAAAACACACACTGTGGCGTTCCTTCTGTTGGCTGTGGATAATCAAAGTCATCAAACGTTGCTGCATTAACCTTATTATTATGTTTTTTGGCTAATGCTTGATTTAGAAAATAGGATGCAACCAGTACAACAACAAAACGCGCAATCGCCCACCACATAATTAACCTCCTAGAATAGTTTAGTAATGCTATACGGTGATTTGCCAGGCAGGTGTGGGCAACCACCATAATTCAAATGGTTATTAAATTTATTTTCACATGTATCAATCGTATTATCACAACCAGGATATACATTAATTATCAAACCTACACTTAAGCCATAAGTCCCACCGTACAGACTTAAATTATTGTTATTATGCATGCGAATACCTCGCCTTTCTGTTAGACCTTCAAACTCATATTCAATATAGCCACCGCTAAAGTAACCATTATTAATACTCTGTGGTACATTGAATGTAATTGATTTACCATCTAATGCAATTATCTCTAACCCTGAAATGACATAATGACGAGCTTTAACTTTACATCTACTATCATAAAGTGCATGGGGGCACTTTCTACCCCAGGTCAGCCTCAATCCCTGACGGCCAAATGTATTGACAATATTAGTTGTGATAATTTTGGCTTCACCAATTTTTTCACGTTTGACTTCAGTGATATTACCTACCCATGCCACCCGTAACTCTTGTTGATTATCATGATAATGCATGCGATAAATTCTAATTTTTACCGATGTACTAGGTGGCACACCTCGGTAAAAAGAAACAACTTTATTCGTAACGGGTAAGGTAATTTCAACATTATTACTGCTTGCTGATAATCCGTTATCACTAATTGCAATCGCTTCCCACAGTGCATTATTAATCATTATCGAGCGATCGGCATTTGTATAGCGGTAATACAAATTCTGCCTTTTAAACTCATACAGTGTTAATGGTTGTCCATTTGCAACAGAATACTCAAACTCACTCCAACTCATATCTTACCTCCCTAAATGTAACGTTTACTCTCGCCGTGCCGTCAGCATCAGTTAAATGCTCCCATACGACTTTGTCATCATTTAAACGGCATAGACGCATTATGGATATTTTGATTACTTCCTGGCGCATAAATGCAACTTTTTTATTGAGCAATAACCGAAGTCCACCTTTGTTATTGCTTTTTACGTTGACAATTTCACGATATAAAATGCGGTTACCACTCAATAAAATTCTTAAGAACTGTCCGCCGAAATCAGTTTCAGTCATATTATTTTGTTCAATATCTAAAATTTCACTGGTTGCATCATCAACTAGTTTGCAATCATTACTAAACGAGGGGACAAAAATTGGTTTTTGGCGACCACGGAGGGCATAAAACAATGCACGCAGTTCAAGTTGTTTATTACGGCCATTAATTAAAAATTCATGAGATTGAGTAATAAAAACACGACTCGCGCTATCTGAGTAGTACACGATACCCGTTTGATTGTCGATTTCACGTCTCATTGATTCATATGAAACATGTACATCATCTGACCAATCTGGTTCTTGCTCCAGCACATAAAAATTATTGTATATAGGTAGCTCAACATTAACGTTAATGTCATTTTTTTCAACAATTAAAAATCGTAACTCTGCGGTTGCTAATTCATCTGTTCGCCTGATAATTTTAGGTGGTTCAGTTAATTTTGCCGATTTAATAGGAAATACTTTTGCACCTTTTAAAACAGCTGTATATATCGGTTCAGATAGTGTAATACTTGAACTTTTAATTGATTCAATATTACCAACAATTGTATTACTACCATCGATAACTGTTAAATTACCTCCTATATGATAATCTCGACCGATGGTTGATAAATAAATTGTCTTATCACCTGGTTTGATTTCTCTATCTAGTAGTGCTATATCACTATAAATTGGCAATGAAAATGAGCTTAAATAGTTCTGAAATAGTATATTTTCAATTTGTCGACGTTCGTGTTTATGGATAAGCGTTTGAAACTCAAATATCCGACGAGGTGTTAATCGCATTGCTACCCGTTGTTCTGCCCCTGTTTGTGATTGATGTACATTGGTTTTCCATTCTAATGTTTCTGTAATACCATGCGACCAATTTGGAGAGAGAGGAAGCGGTAGCGAACGATTACCGCTAACAACTAATGTAACGGTTTCAGCGTTTAAAAAATGAAACGAAATTGTACAGTTAATACTATCTGTGCCGTGGCTATCAATATCAATTGATAATATTTTTAGGCTTAATCGGCTAAATAAAAGTGGTAACGTCACATTACTGACAGTGACCCCTTGTTTATCACTATAGGTAATATCAGTCAGAATTTTACTGCTGAAATAACCGTTGAAAATTGATACTTCTATAGTGCGTTGATTACTCACATAGCCAACATCAATAGTGGATGGATTAATATAGAGCTTGTTATAAATAATATTTAAATGTAATAGTCTTTACTTAATCTGACGTTTAAGTTATTTTATAACACAAAAGGAGAGTCAGAAATGAATCAAACAGCCAAAATTATTAAACCTAAATTAGGACTACTAGAATTAGCTAAGCAACTCGGTAACGTTCAACAAGCTTGCAAAGTCATGGGATACAGTCGAGATAGCTATTATCGCTTTAAAAAATTGTATGAGCAAGGGGGTGAGCTTGCGCTTCAAGAAATCAGTCGTAAAAAGCCTATCGAAAAAAATCGGGTAGAGCCACATATAGAACAAGCCGTTGTTAATATGGCCTATGAATATCCAGCTTATGGGCAAC